CGTGTTCATGAAGCTTTATTACAACGAGACAGTGCCAAAGAACCCTTCCCTGTCAGAAAAGATCGTGAACCTTCCTGTTGTGTCGAACATTGCCGGTCGGTTTATAAAAGTATCTGACTATGGTGAAGTAGAAAAAGTGAGAGAGGTCAGTAGTCAGGTTCGATCAGAACGTGCTCGAGAGGGAATCAAAAATAGGAGAGTTGTGTTTGATTATGTATCGCAAGCTCAAGGGAAAAACTATGGTGAAATACAAGCACTCAAAAAAGCAATGATCTTGGAAATATACGGTGGTTTTCCACAAACTCCGGAAGAGAGGACTCAAGCGAAGAGTCTTGAGAAACGATTCGATACTCTCAACCTCAGAGGATCAGCAGATGCTCGAGTCGATGCGTTGGTTGTAGCAGAATCAAACGAAGAGAAGGTCGCACTTTTGAGAGAGTATAAGAAAACTATGTCAAAGGAAGACTTTGAGGATCTGAAAAAGTTCATCATTCAAAACCGTGTCGTGAGCTCGTCAGTGTTTCAGAGATTTTATAGTGGGGAAAAATAGTGAATGGACAAAAGAAAAAATGGTATAATGGAATATATAAAAGAAATCACCAAGTTGTTTTTTTGGATGATTATATTCCTTTCAATTTTTATTCCTAATTCCCTTTCGTTTTGGTTGGCGGAAGGTTTTACAAAGTAACGAATGGACAACAGAGAGATGTGTACAAAAGATGAAGTTCAAGAAGTGGTTAATAGTGCTCTCTTACTCCAAGAGGAGCTTATTGAAAAACAAATAAAAAACACAGTGAAAATAGAACTCAATAATGTGTTTTGGAGAGTAATTGGATATATTGGAATCCCTCTCATTTTTGCACTCGTAAGTGTTGGTGCGTTGTATCTTCAGGTGGAAAACAACACATCAATACTGAACGATCCAACAAACAGGTTCACGCAAGAAGAAGGAGATGCTGAAAAGCAGGCACGAGAGACCGCAGACGAAACCCTTCAGAGACAGATTGACAATAACCAAGCTTCGGTGATCAAAACATTGGATGAGATGAAGGTCGATATCCGGTATATCCGTGAACGGCTTGGTGGATAATTATCAATTTTTAACAAAAAAACATAAATGGATATTCAAGAGTTTCTAGGTATAGCGGTCGTTGGTGCGTTGTTATCACTCGCACTCGAGTACATCACAGGTCATGTGAAGAGCAAAAATGCGTCAAAAGCGATCACTTTGGTGCTTTCGCTAGTTGTAGCAGGTGGGTACGTTTGGGTTCGTTCTACCCCCTATTTTGAAACAATGGTGACGGTTCTAGGTGTCGCATCGATCGTGTACGGCTTTGTTTTCAACAAAGAGAAGGTGTAAGAGTTCAAAATGAGAAGGGGATCACTCCCCTTTTCTATTTTGCACTTTAATGAAAAAGCAATATACAACGGTCTTGTGTTTGTTGGCACTACTCTTCCCTTTTGTAACAGACACGGAGACCTACATAGTCGAGACATCAAGCGAAACGGTCGTTGAAGATCTACCAGAAAAAGAGATCGTTGATGTACCGGACATTTTGAAAAAAATTGCATGGTGTGAGAGTCGCAATCGGCAATTCAACGATGATGGAACAGTGTTTCGTGGGAAAATAAATCCACAAGACAGTGGCAAGTTTCAAATAAATGAACACTACCACCTCAAGAGCTCTATTGCTTTGGGGTTTGATATCTACACCCTAGAAGGTAATACCGCATATGCTGAATATCTATACACCAAACAAGGAACAACACCATGGAATTGGTCGAAGGATTGTTGGGGTGATCCGGATCGTGTGTGGAAAAATGACGGCTCAGTATATTGGTCTTTTTAGCTATCCACAAGTTATACACAAGAATAATTTTATCTTCATTGTTTCTCTATGTATAATGATTAAGCACCAGTTAAGGTGTTTTATTAACCTGATGTCCTACATTCTAGTCTTGTCTCATCAGGTCGAGGCTAGAATAGAGGAATAAAGAACCAAAGATGGCACAACTCAAAAAAGAGAAGATACCTTTCACACAAGTCGCAAACGAAGTGTTGAACGATCCAAGTGTTTCATTAAAAGCAAAAGGTTTGTACGCATACCTTTTTAGCAAGCCCGATGGGTGGGATTTCTCAAGCAAACGCATTCCTTGTGATCATAAAGATTCTATCGACAGCATTCAGTCCGGTCTTCGAGAGCTTGAAGAACAAGGCTTTCTCATTCGAAAACGACAAGCTGACGGTCGAGTAGAGTACACACTTCGATATTCAAGAAAGCCTATACAGGAAAAGCCAGTTCAGGTTCAAAAGCCTGTACGGGAAAATCCCTCAAAGGGAAAATCCCTCAAAGGGAAAATCCCGTACATAAGTAATAAAGATAATATAATAATAAAGAATAGTAATAAGAAAGAGAATACGCACGCATCAATCAGTTATTTAGAAAAGATTCCGGATGGTGATATCCAAACATTCACCACTCGATTCATTGCAACCGAGAAAGAGATCAAAAGTAAAGGCGAAGACCTGAAGCTCTACTGCGAGAGTAAGGGTCGGGTTTATAAGAATTACAAGTCATTCCTTCTCAACGCATTGAAAAACGATTTCAAAGAGCGAGAAGCATCGACAAATAACAAATACGCAAATCTATGAAAATACCACTTCGATACGAAAATGTTTCTGAGGAAGACATTCCCAAAAAACTTCTCGACATATTCAAAGAAATAAAAGTGACACGCAAAGGACTATACATTCACGGATCAGTTGGTACAGGCAAAACACACCTCATGTATGCTCTTGGAAAGTATGCTGAAAGAAATCTGATAAGAGATGTCGAGGTGTTCAACTCAACCGATATGCTCAGGAGGATGCGAGATGACTTTGCAAAAACAGATTCATATGACAAGGAACATCTCTTCAAAAAACTTCTTGAGTTTAGAGGACTTCTCATGATTGATGACATTGGAGCTGAGAAACTTTCTGATTGGGTGCTCGAGACGTTCTATCTTCTTATCAACAAGCGGTATGAGGAGATGATGCCGACACTCTTCACATCGAACCTGCCACTCAAAGATCTTGCGGATAAAATTGGAGATCGCACAGTGTCGAGGATTGTGGAGTCGTGTGATGTGTACAACTTGGATGGTGATGACCGAAGGATTAAACAACACAAAAAAATATGATAAAAGCAGTATTGATATTCATCGGCAAACTATTTCAAAATCGTTGCCCAAAGTGTGACGGTCGTATGAAGCAAGTTTACGGATGGAATAAAATGGAGTGTGAGCGGTGCAACTACACAGAGACATATGACACATTCTAGGTGTATAATTCAATGTGGTATTGTTCAACGATGAAAGGAGGGTATCATGCTTATCTGTCCGCAGTGTGACAATGTTCTTTCCAAAGCCGAGGAAGAGAACCACTATCGGTGTGCTCAGTGTGGTTTTTACCTCAATGTTGCACTCATTAAAGTGCTACGCAAAACGAAGGAGGAGAAACTCATTGATGTTGATCGTCTCCGCAAAGCAGGTCTGTGAAGACCAAAGACCGCTCATAAATGGGCGGTCTTTTTTACTTTACAATCTACTTGTCAATCGTTTTATCCACAGAAAAAAAGTTATCAACTTGCAATACACTTGCATGTGGTGTATTATTTACAGGTAATGATAACAGCAGAAAAAAGAAAAGAGCTTGCGGATAAATTGTCAACAGTATCATGTGGTGCGAAAGAGAAAACAGTCTATCGCACAAAGTATGGAATTGATGACGGTATATTCAAGAGCAATAGTGAGACCGGAAAGATCTTCAGCATGACTGGTGAAGCAGTAAGGCTCATATTGCAAAAAGTAGACAAGCTCATGTAGAACTGATGTCATCAAAAAGTCGGGTTAGTCCTTCCTAAAAGGCAGTTATCAGCAAAACAAAAAAAAGAATCATGACAAACTCTAAAAAAATAATCACGACAACCATCCTTATTGTATTCGCCATCATTGGCTTATACGGGATGGTTGTTTTGATTTCAGCCGGACTCGACAAGAGTGAGGTTGTTTCGTGCCTAAAGCTCGACCAGCAATCAAAAACATACGAAGGGTTTTTTCTTGCCGGTTGGGAAAAAGAGATGTGTGAAGCACACGGAATATTTATCAATGCACCGGTGAAATAAAAGCGTAGAAAACTATTAAAAATTAACTAAAAATATCATTATGGAAATCAAAAAGAGTACAGATCCACAAGTAAAACCGAAGATCATCATGTTGGTCTACGGAAACGGTGGTGTTGGGAAAACGACATTCGGTTCAACTGCTCCAAAGCCTTTGCTTGTTGACTGTGAGAACGGTGCGAAATACTTCGGTCTCCGAGGTATTGAAATGGACGTTGCAAATGTGAACACTTGGTCAGACATGAATGGATTGTTTGACATAGCAAAGAGCGGAGAGTACGAGACTATCATCATCGACCCGATCGGAGAACTCATGGAAAAGCTGAAGCGATACATGGTATCGAAAGGTGACAAAAAACTTGTCCAGTCGGATGGATCTCCCTCAATGGCAGGGTGGGGATGGCTCAAGGATACAATGCGTTCAACAATAAAAATCCTTCGTGACTCCGGTGTCAATCTTCTTCTTGTGGCTCATGTCTCAGAAGAGAAAGACGAGGATCATCTTGTGAAGAGACCTCTCATCATGACCAAGATCTCGGATGAAATCGTGAACATGGTTGATATTGTCGGATACATGCAGGTTGTTCAGGATGGTGAAAATGAAAAGCGTGTGATATTGGTTGATCCAACAAGTGACAAGTATGTGGCAAAGGATCGAACAGATCAACTTGGTCGTATCATTCCACCTAACTTCACCGACATCATTGATGCATGTCAGGGTACGAAAACATTCAAATGGAGCAGTGCGAGTGCCGTAGCAAAATCAGATGGAGACGAAGACAAGAAAAGTACTGAAGAGGGTGTTGAAGACAAACTCAAAAAAGCAGGAAAGAAGTCTTCATCAAAAAAGGTCGTCAAGAAAAGTACTGAAGAGGGTGTTGATCTGAAATAATTATGACTACAAAAGAAAAAAAATCAGTTGAAAAGTTATCGTTCTATCAAGGACGAGCAATCCTCGAAAAGAAACCGTGGGGAGATCACTTCCGGATAACGATTGATGGACGGTCGGGCATTCTGTCTAACACAAGGATCACCAAGTTTTTAGACAAATCTCAGGCGTTGATTCCGTGGGCTGTTGGTCTTGTTGGTTCACATGTCACATCAACATTCGAGGATCGCAAAGGAAGCACGTTTACAAAAGAAGAGATCAACCTTGTTGTTGCTGAAGCGATCAGGAAGCCGGAAGAAGCGAAAGTGTCTGGTGGAAATATTGGAACATACATCCACGACTATTCTCACGAGTTTGCAAAGGCGGATATCGCAGGAACAAAACTTCCGAACATTCCAAAGATGCCGGAGCTTGGAAAAGAAGATCGAGAGAAAGTATTGAACGGTATCAACGGATTCCTTGATTGGTACAACAGCAATGATGTGAAGTTCCTCGAGATGGAAAAGATCGTGTACTACAACTCACTTCTTGCCGGCGACACAAAGGAAGGAGAAGATACGATTGAATACTTTGGTATATTGGATCTCCTCGCAAAAGTGAACGGAAAAATCATGCTGATCGATTACAAAACAGGAAAGAGATTGTACTCAGAGCAAAGATATCAGTTGTCGGGGTACACAAGAGCGTGGAACTCAAACGTAGACAACAAAAAACAGTATGCACAAGCTTCGGGAGTGTTGATCTTCAATAAGGAGTCTGGTGGTTTTAACTATTACGAGATTCCACTGAATGAAACAGAAGAAGATTTCAAAGCATTCAAAGGTCTCTATTCAGTTGCTCAACGTGAAACAGTATTAGAAAAACAGCGATAATAAAACAATACAATGAATCTAAACAAAGTACTTTTAGTGGGAAGACTCGGTAAAGATCCGGAACTCAAAGCAATGCCGAACGGTGGTCATGTGTGTACATTCTCACTCGCCACATCAAAAGTGTGGAAGGATCGTGAAACCAACGAGAGCAAAGAAGATACCGAATGGCACAACATCGTTTTTTTCAACAAATCAGCAGAGAACGTCTCGAAGTACGTTGCGAAAGGATCTCTTCTGTTGGTTGAAGGTCATCTGAAAACTCGATCATGGGAAGACAAAGACACACAAAAGAAAATGTACCGTACAGAAGTGATCGGCGACACATTCCAACTTGCCCCTCGATCATCAGGATCAGGAAACTCGAGTGAACAAGAGACAGAAAAAGCATACAACAGCTTCGGGAAGAATGACTCAAAAAAGAAACCGAAAAAAAGCAATGGTGAGGTCGATACCATTGAGTATCCGGAAGAAGACATTGATCCTAGTGATATCCCATTTTAACACTATGAAACCACCACTACTTATTGACGGAGTACGATGTGAAAGTGAGAAAGCTGTTCGAGACTACGCATTCAACTACACGAAGCAAGGTTTCAAACAGGATTTCCGGCTCGCATCACAGGCTTACAAGTTACCCTTTACTCAACTGCTTGATCTTCTTGATTTTACCGGTCACACCATAGTTGAAGTATAAATATATACTTATGGCTGAATTAAAAACATACAAGACGAGAGTGAGGAAAATCCTCGAAGAGCAAGAGACAGCTCGAAATAACGACGGAACCCTACTCGCTTATTATTTACAAAAGTTCCATCCGAACCTTATACATAGAACAGAAGAAGTTGGGCTCGTTCTTCCCTTGTGCAACCTGAAAAAGATACCACCGATCGAGAACATCAGAAGGTCTCGTCAACTGATACAAAATGGAGACAATGAGTTCCTCCCTTCAGATCCGGAAGTTAGAAAAGCTCGGAAGATCAAAGAGGAGAATTGGAGGAATTGTGAAGTACGAGAAGCAAAAAACGCATGAACAACATTCCAAAAAAACTCAATGACGATATGAACACCGATCCGTTCTATCTAAAATGTTGTTTGCAAAGGTTCGGTGGTTGCGGAGGAACAAACATCTATGGACGATCCATTGAACGCCACCACGCTTTGATCTATGCTGGTCGTCAGGTGCAAGCGAAGTTCTGTATCCTTCCGGCGTGTCCGGATCATCACAGGCTTGCGACACGACCTGATATCAAAGAGTTGTTCGATTGGGTATTGCTCAACAGAGCAACAGATAACGAGCTTCAACCTCTCTCGAAAATGACAAACTATATTCGGGAGAGAGAAAAGCTCAATGAAAAATACGGCGTATGGAAATAAAACAAAAAGAAACCGATATACAAAATGCGATATGTGAATATCTCGAGATCAAAGGTCGATGCTTCTTCAGACTCAACAATATTCCGGCATTCAACAAGGGAGCCGGTGGAAAGATCACAATGCGAAGGCTTCCAAAGTACACACCGAAAGGACTACCGGATATCATTGTGGTCGTTGGCGGACTCTTCTATGCACTCGAGGTGAAGAAGAGTGATCCTAAAACATACCAATCGAAAGAGCAAAAGGAGTTCGAGTTATCAGTTAAGAAGCACGGTGGAAAATATTTCGTGGTCAGAAGTATAGAGGACGTGCAAGCAATAGGCTTATGAAAATCTCACAAAACAAACCGCCTCACTTCAGAATTATGCAGAAAGTATTCGGCTGTGATTGGGAACGCACAGCCTTCGCCTTCGGAAACACAATCTATTCGAAGTATCAACTGCCGGATCACCTCATTGTGCACGAAAGCGTTCACCTCGAGCAACAGCGTCACTCAATCATCGGAGCATGGTTGTGGCTTGGGTTGTATCTTCTCTCGAAGAGATTTCGGTATCGCATGGAGCTTCAGGCGTACCGGAAGCAATGGCAGTTTTTCAAAACACACTACACTTTCCGGTGTCACAACAACTTCATAGGAAAGATAGCAGGTGACCTTTCCGGCAAACTGTACGGAAACATCGTCACATACGAGGAAGCTGTGCGAGCAATAAAGCAATGACAGAAAAGAAAAAACAAAAGCATACACGCACAAAGCGAGAGTTCGCTCCGGAAGTCGTGGAAACAAAAGACTTCAGTGCGAAGGTAGTTCTCGATGGTGAGAATCGAAACATGCTCCGGATCAATTCTCCGGTATGGTATCGACATCAGCTTCAGAAGTTCCGCACCGGAGAGACTGTAACGCTCTTTGTGAGCTCACGAAGACCGAAGCGGACGATCCAACAAAACCGGTACTATTGGGGCGTGTACCTTCCTCTCATTGCGGAGCAAACCGGAGAGCATGATCTCGAAGCACTCCACAAGTACTTCTCCGGAAAGTTTCTCACACTCGAGATCAAGATTGTGTTTGGCGAAAAAGTGAGAAAGACCAAGAGCACAACCTCACTATCGAAGAATGACTTCAGTGAATATATTATGAATATTGAATCGGATACCGGTATTGAAGCACCGCCGACAGAGAATTACTTCGATAATGAAACAAGTTGAAGGCAAGTTATACACACAAATACCTTTTGCAGAGTATCTAAAAATGGTATTATAAGGATATAACAAGAATCATTATTCATTATCATTAACAAAAAACGTATGCAAAACTTTTTCCAATTTTTCATGTTCGTGGTCTTTGGGAAGCGATGGCTTCTCTATGATCTACAAAGTGGATACAAGGCAACATTGTTCATGAACGAGTTGGAGCTCGACATGCACACAGAGAAACTGACATCAACTCAGAAAGCAAAAGAGAAGATGCAAGAAGATCTCGCAATACTGCAACAGCGTGAACCCCTCAAAGAAGAGGAATATATCGCCATGCTTCCGGATGAGGACAAAGATTCAAAACAAGCACTCTACAACATAAGAAAAAAGGTCGATGGAGAGCGTGCGGAAGAGATCACCTCTTTGAAGAATCGCATCAAACAGATGGATGATGAGATCTTAAAAGCAGATCGTGAACTTCAAAAGGGATACGCAATGACGTATCAGAATCGAATCAAGTACGATTTTATCAAGAGCTATAAAATAGAAAACACCTATGCCGACAAAAACTAAAGCAAAGAAAAAAGAGATCCTCAACACTGAGGAAAACATCATCAAGACATGTACATTCGATCTCAAGAAGATCGAGATGAAGGATGACTTCATATGGAGAATGAAACTCGAGCTCAAAACTCGTCTTTCCCAATCATTCCGTGAATACAGTGTCCGGCTCTCAGTGAACGAGGAACCGTTTGAGAACCGGATCGCCGATCTTGAACGAAAGGAAGA